GAAGATTAAGAATGATGCTGCTGTACGGGGTACGATTATGCATAGGATTCTTGAAGGTGAGATGACTGGTGAACGTCATGCTGATCTTACTCCTAGAGGAATTGAAGCAGGCATCCTGGCCCAACAGATCATTGACCATGGCTTTCTTAAGAATCTGAATGAAGTCTGGGGTAATGAGATAATGTTAGCTTATGAAGGATTGTATGCTGGTACGGCTGATGTTGTAGGAGTTTATAAAGGTCGAGAGTGTATCATAGACTTTAAGCAAAGCAATAACCCGAAGACTAAAAGACAATGCGAGGATTATTTTAATCAAGCGGCGGCGTATGCGATGGCTCATAACGATATGTACGGAACTAAGATCTGTTCTGGAATGATTCTAGTTAGCGTGATGGGTGGAGATGTGACCGAATTTTGGCTAAAACCTGACGAATTTAGGGCGAGAAGCGAGATATGGTTACAAAAAGTGAGTGATTACTGGGAATATCATGTACCAAGGCCCAAGCCCCAGGAACCTGGAAACACGGAGGAGTTTGAATGTCCATCGTTTTGAGGCGTCCCATAGTATATTTTCAAATCTTTTTTGAAAAAATAAAAATAAAAAAGATAAACATACCGTCTCAATGTCTCAATGGACTAAAACTGTTGGTATTACTAACTAAAGTACTGCCTCAATCGTGTCTCAAAGGTGTCTCAAGGTGTCTCAAAACCCTTCGCGAGAGAAATCTTTTTGCCTTTTGCAAAAAGCAGAAAATCCTGTAAAAAAACACTATGGTAGCCAAGAAATCTAAATACAAATCAGTCATTATCAAAAAGAAACGTTATTACTTCTATAAAATCACGTGGGCGGATATTACGGGAGACAGCTCGCACGCAGATTTACATACAGCAGAAGGTATGATGCCTTCGATCATGGTCACTCATGGCTATCTTTTAAACAGAGATAAAAAGAATATTAGAACGTTTGCTAGTTATGAAGTTAATGATGAGTTATTTTCGGATAGGAATGTTTTCCCTGTAGGCTGTGTAATTAAGATGGAACGCGTCTTACTATGAGTAATGAATATACGGTAGAACAAATATTTTCAGCCCCTATTTACAGTTCAAAAGCAGGTATTGATTTAAAACCTTACGTAAACCTTTTTCTAAAACAAAAGAAAGAACCAAACAATAGTAATACTCTTGGATCACTTGCTTCGCAAGAGCACTATATCTTAAATAAAAAACAGCTTAAAAATGTAAAGAATGAAGTTTTAAAACATGTATATACATATACAAAAGATATACTTAAATATTCAAATGATTTTCAAATATCTACTTCATGGCTTACTTTTGTTGATCCGGGGTGTAGTTCACACTTACATAGACACCGTAATTCTATGTTCAGCGGAATAATCTATTTTCAAGCTAACAGAGATTCTGGAGATTTAGTTTTTGAAGATAAAAGAATAGGTGATTTTTTCTGTAAAGTATCTGAGTATAATATACTTAATTCAGAGCTTTGGTTTTATAAGCCATTTACTAATAAAATTATAATTTTTCCATCACATCTGTTTCATATGATTGATACAAATAACTCTGATCTAAAAAGAATATCTCTTGCTTTTAATGTTATTCCTATGGGTAAATTTGGAGGAGGTGATAGTACCTTAACTATCTGATGATTTATCTTTCAGCAATTCTGGTTTTTGTCTTACTTTTTCTTTCAATTCTTCTTCAGAAACTCCCTCTAGAAGCGGAGAATAGTCGTCGATTATTTTTTTCATTCGCTGTTCTAGTTCTTCTGTTGTTAAGTCTTCTAGTTTACCAGTACGTATTATCTTCTGCTCAATATATAGACCTGCAGCTTTTCCGCGTGCAACTTCAGCGTTGACAGCTGCTGACCACGCTCCCTTTTTAAGAGCTTCTTGTCTAATCTTACTAAGCTCTGCTATGTGTCTATCGTAAGTGACTTCGTATTTCTTTTGCCACTCCTCTCTCAAAGTTCCAATGTATTGTACTACGAGCGGGTATAGGGTTGGATTCTGTAGCTTGCTTGCGTATTGTCTAGCCGAGTCTTTACTAAAACCTGCATCGACAGCACATTCTGTAGCTGTCTTTCTACCTTCGTTAGTAACAAGTTCGTAGGCGAATCTCATCTGTTGTTCTGTTAGTTTCTTTGGTAAGCCCATACTTGATATATAGTACAACTTAGACTATATTACAACCTATGTTTACTGGAAAGGTATTAAGACAAGCATTAGAGAAATTTCTAAAAGGTGAAGCAGCCGGCAATGCACGTGTTCAAGTTCTCCTGCCAAATGGAGAATTTTATGACATAAATGGCATGAAGCTCTTGCAAAATAAATTAATAGGAGTAAGAGAAACTCATAGACTGGTCTTCACAGTGACTCCTGAAAAGTGGAAAATGGGAAAGGTAATTAAGAAGTTGTAGTAGTGAAACCAGAAAGAAAATTTTGGCATGAGATTAAAACGTTCGCTACTAAAAATAATTGCAAATTATCATTTACACGCTTGGAAAATAGTGCTGCATGGGGGACTCCTGATATACTGGGGTATAATAGTTTTGGCCACTTTTTCACTATAGAATTAAAGGTCACTAGAGGAAACTCAGTTCGCTTCTCTCCACATCAATTTTCATTTCATTTAGTACATCCGAAGAATACATTTATTATGGTTAAGGCCCTCTCCCTTAACCAAGTAAAACTTTATGAGGGGAAGGTAATCAAGGAGCTTGACGCTTGCGGCTTGAAGCTTGAACCTTGCCGCTTGCAGCTTGACGCTTGTCTCTCGCATCTTGAGAAGCTTGGGGCTTGACGCTTGCCGCCCGGCTTGCCGCTTGTTGCCTCTCGAACTCTTTCCGAATCTTCTCGAGTTCTTTGTAATATTTGGGATGTCTCCAAACCATCAATGTTTGCCATAACTCACAACTTTAACTGCAGGATCCCAGCAGGCCCTGCAGTCTCCGCACTTGCCCGCCTGAGTAGGAGCGGGGCAAGTTGCATCTTTTTCTACAACCATCGAGGAATTTGGCCAGCTGTCGTTGCGCTGTCCAATCATTGGCGGTGAAAATCTTATTACTAAATTAGAAGGGCACCTGCTCAGGTGGTCCTTTATCCATGCTTCCCGCGTTGGCATCCAGTGACGGGTTGCAGGTGTAGCTTTTGCAATTGTAAAAATTTTGTTTAAATGATCTAGATCTTGGACATCTCCGGCGTCGTGCCATCTAAAATAATCTTGTCTTTTAATAACGGTAATCATCGCATCGACCCAGGAAGGATGTTTCATTGCTTCAAGCCTTCTATACTGTGCAGCTTTAATTGCTGGATATCTTGTATAGTTACCCTTCAGAGCGTAACACATGGAGCACACGCTGCCTTTAACCTTCCGAAGCTTAGAACCTGTTTTGCATTCCCATGCTGGCAGGCTGTAACTCAGGCCTGGCATCTTGGAAGTTCTTGTAAAACCTTCAACTATTTTTTTTGCTTCTAATACTTTCATACTCTCCTATATAATCCTTTATTCTTCATTGTCAAGCTTGCAGCTTGCAGCTTGACGCTTGAAGCTTTGACCAGCTGCTAGACCTCACATCAGCCGAAGCTGCAGATACTAAAACAACTGATCCTAAGCTTGCCCCTTCTCTGCTAGCTTGTACAAATATCTCGGGGCGTGACCAGCCGTTGATGTTCGAACCTTCTAGGCCATACAACAACTGATCCCAGGTCCATTAAACTTGAAGACGCTCTTCACGCGGTGTTTAGTCAATGGACCAGGGATCAGCACTGGAGTTTTTTAAAGATTAGCATTCTAGAATGCTCTCCAGCCCATCGCTGTTGCTGATCCCGATCAGCACTGAGGGCGAACATAACTAGATTACTAGTATATCGATGACCCCGCACCTCAGCCTAGATCATGCTCGTTGCTGATCCCAGGTCCTTACAACGTGCTTACTTTTTCGCCTAGGACTTAGTAAGGACCTGGGATCAGGCGGGGCATAGCTTTAATTCTAAGTTCCCCGCATGACATAAGTTATTATTTTTCTAATAACTTAATTTTTTTATCTAAGATATTTATGAGCTGATTATTATCTTTTATCATCTCAAATAAATCTCTTATAAATTTTAAAATTTCTTTATCAGTCATTTTAAAATCATCTGGTAAACTTTCTATATTTAGTTTTACATTTTGCATAATGGGAGTATATGGGATAAATAAGGCAAGAATAAGGCAGGCATAAAAATAAACCTGTGGATAACTTAAATTATTTTATTGACTTATCCCAAATTATCCTATACACTTGGACGGCGGCTGGGGATGGTGGTTAGTGTATATAATAAAAAAGCTACATTAGAACCATTCTAAACTGGATCATACAACTACAGGTTGTGCGCAGGAATAGGACTTGACAAGATATTAGATATAGGATAGTGTGGGATACAGAAAGGAAATATAACTATGAGTAAAACAATGACTAAATATCAACTGGATCACTTTCGTGATAAAGTTAAAAGACAGTTTAATCCAATGATTGATGAGCAAGAATTATTGGTTAAACAATATAAGACCGAAGCAACTGATAAAGCTGTTTCTAAATTATCTAAAAAAATTGGCGCAGAAAAGATTATAGATAACTTCAGGAAAGCAGAAAAAATGTTGCAGGAAGCAAGAGCAACAGCTCTTACTTTCTTTGAGAAGAAGAAGCCAAAAGACCAAGAGCTTAACTATAAGTTTGAAAAAAATTCTTATAGGAATGAGGATATAACTCTTTCAGATTGTGAGGATCAGTTAAGAAGCTGGGCTTCAGATTTAGCTCAACGAGAGATTGAGAAGCGACCTGAAGGGCTTAAACTAAAACAACTTAAAGACCTGAAGGAAAAAGCTCTTGATGTTGTTATGGAAAGCGGAACACCAGACGCACTGGCCATAGCGTTAGATAATGTATCTAAAAAAATTGGTATGAGGTGGAACACTGATGTTCAGGCACTTCCAAACTTTAAATAATAAAGACTTGACTGGCTATCCTATTTAGTATAGGATAGCCAATAGAAAGCGAGGAAATATGAAAATAGAAGACTTAATATTACCAGACATAGCAAAGCAGATTGAAGCAAAGACTGACTTTATTGTTTCTTGGCATGCAAAGAAATACGACAAGACTATTTTTAGAGTCGGCAACTTAAACAAAGAGGGTTGCAGAGTCTGGGAACAAAACGGCAAGAAGTATATGTGTTTCTGGGACACTGCTTTAGAAAGATATACAACTTGTATTAATCCAATGATAACTTACAGGAAAGCGAGGAACTAATGTTGAAAGCAATTTATTTTGCATTGCATTTTGCAATGATATTTTTAGGGGTAGTGTTAGCTATTCATTTTGATTTTTGGATAGGTGTTGCGATAGCAATTACATTCACTCTTAAATGGTTTTTTATGTTTCCACATGTAGAAGGCCGAGGTTAACAATGGCAGAGTCAACTAAATTTTTTAGACAGAAAAAAGGTCAATGGGTTTGGATCTTTGATGTTGAAACAAATAGAAAAAAGAAAGTAGAATTGCAAGTTCTGCTGGATACAATAAACCATGCTTTACGACACGAGAGCCGCAAGTACTTTGCACTGAAGGAAGAGCGGGATCAGTTTGCAGAGGAATGCAGGGATTGACAATGTTAGATTTATCCTATATGATATGGGACATGACAACAGAAAGAACAGAAGAAAGAAGAAACAGATTCACAGGTATACGTGAATTTCTAACGAAGGAAGAGGCCGATATACATGACAGCGTTTTTGTTCACGAGGCATTGGAGCAGTGGACCGAGATGCAGAAGGCGTTGGATAAGTTTAGTCGTCTTAATCCAAAAGCGTACATGACTTTGTTAGATTAATCAGGGTATGCAGCGTCTAACGACGCTGCAACCACAGGTTGTGCGCCGGGCTTCATAGAGGTACCAGACCGGATACGGTTTTTGAAATTTTCTAAAAAGGGTTTTTTTATTTTACAAAAAGGGGTCCCAGACTAAGACCTTTATGCTAGGTTTTTCAAATAAACATGCTATAAATACTTAATGGGACTCCTATGAACCTAGATAAAGAAAAAATATTAAAAAATTTTGATAAGCTACCTGCTGACGTAAGAAGAGAGTTTTCTCTGCTTATGAATAAGTATGATCAGAAAACAAAGGAGTCTCTGATTAGAGAAGACTTCTTAAGTTTTGTAAAACACGTATGGCCTGATTTTATCGAAGGTAAACATCACAAAGAGATCGCAGATAAATTTAATAAATTAGCTGCTGGAAAAATTAAGAGACTCATTATCAATATGCCACCAAGGCATACCAAATCTGAATTTGGTTCTTACCTGCTTCCTGCATGGATGGTTGGAAAGAATCCTAAACTAAAAATTATTCAATCTACAAATACTACAGAGCTTTCTGTTAGATTTGGTCGTAAGGCAAAACAACTTATGGATTCAGCAGAATACAAAGAAGTTTTTAAAACAAGATTAAGAGAAGATAGTCAAGCAGCCGGTAAATGGGAAACCGAACAAGGTGGTGAATATTATGCAGCGGGTGTAGGATCGGCGATCACAGGACGGGGTGCAGATCTACTAATCATTGATGATCCACACACTGAACAAGATGCTATGAACTCACAAGCATTAGATAGAACATTTGAATGGTATACATCCGGTCCTAGACAACGTCTTCAACCTGGCGGATCAATCTTGTTAATCATGACAAGATGGAATGAAAAAGATTTAACAGGTAAATTAATTTCTGCACAAAAAGAAATTAAAGCAGATCAATGGGAGCTAATTGAGTTCCCTGCAATCCTACCTTCAGGTAAACCTGTTTGGCCTGAGTATTGGAGTCTAAAAGATCTAGAAGGAGTTAAAGCCTCGATCCCTGGTTCAAAGTGGAATGCTCAATATATGCAAAAGCCAACTTCAGAAGAAGGAGCTTTGATTAAAAGAGAATGGTGGCAAGATTGGGAACACGAAGAGATGCCAGTCCTAGAGCACGTTATACAATCTTACGATACAGCTTTTATGAAAAAGACTTCTGCAGACTACAGCGCGATAACGACATGGGGAGTCTTTCGTCCATCAGAGGATGATCCACCTAATTTAATTTTATTAGATGCAGTAAAAGAAAGATATGAATTCCCTGAGTTGCGTAGAGTCGCGCTTGAGCAATACGGCTACTGGAATCCAGAAACAGTCATTATTGAGTCTAAAGCATCTGGATTGCCCTTAACTTATGAGTTGCGTAAGATGGGTATTCCTGTTATAAATTTCACACCTAGTAAAGGCAACGATAAGCACACTAGGGTTAACGCAGTTTCTCCGCTGTTTGAATCGGGGAGAATATGGGCGCCCAAAGAAATGGAGTTTGCACAGGAAGTTATCGAAGAATGTGCAGCATTTCCATTTGGAGATCATGATGACTTGGTCGATAGTATGACTCAAGCTGTTATGAGATTTAGACAAGGAGGTTTAATAGAACACCCTGAAGATTATAAGGATGAACTATTGCCTAAAACACAGAAGGTTTATTATTAATGGAATACGAGACATATGCAGATGTAATTGATGCCTACAATTCTGGTGTAGGAGTTGAGGCTGGAGATACCTTGACAGACTACATAAAGAAGAATAATATCAAAATCAAAGAAGTCGACATGGATCCGATTGGCGATTTTGAAAAAATTTTAAAAGGAAGTGCACCTATGGAAAAAGAGGGTATCGAAACTATTCAGCTAGCATCAGGCAACAAGAACATGGATATCAGAATCGAAGAAGTTGTTAAGGAATTTATTAAAAAGAAAAATCGTAAACCTAGATCAATTGACGAGTTAAAAGAATTTTATTTTAATGAAATGGGAACTGCTTCTACAGGTCCAGGCAACATGGACAACGCAGCAATGCAAGCATCTTACGAGCCAGGTAAATATTCAGCTGATGAAATTGAAATGTACGAAAATTACAAATACGATATGAACGAGCACAGACCTGGAATGCCAATCATGGAAATAGATGATTTCTTACGAATGGAACTTGGTCAAGCTAGAGTTGACGTAGCTGCTGGAGGATTACCCGCTATATTAGGAGTTTAATATGAAGATCGCTGACTATGGGAAGGCGATAACTTCGTATATCGAATCTCCAACTAAAGGTGAAAAAGAATTATTAAAAGCTAGAGCTGAAGAAGCTGATAGAACTTTATTAGCTGATGGAACTCCTCCACCAAAAAAACCAAAACAATTAAAAGATTTATATAACAGTATCAATACAGCTGTTCTAGCTGTTAGAAGTAATACAATTGCACCTGAATTTATTTTACCTGATTTAGAAACAGAAACCCAAAGATATATTAAAGATGGTTTAATCTCTGGAGAGGATGCAAGAAAATTTGCTATTGAAAGAAAAGAGTATTGGGATAAATGGATTGAAGAAAACCCTGGAGGTACTACACCTAATTTTGAATTTGATAATGAAGGTAAGTCAAGAATACTTTCACAAGAAGAAATTATTGAGAGAATAAACGAAGCGGATGGAGGACGTATAGGATTGAAAAAAAGTTTTAATCCAAATGAAAATTCTTTATCTGCTTTACAAAAAATAAATCAAGAAGGGGCTATAAGAATTAGTGATAAGATAGAACGATTTAAAGAATTAGTTAAGTCAGGTAAAACTCCTAACCAAGCTAAAATAAAAGTAATGGAAGAATTTAAAATTACAAGAAATCCAAAAGCTGGAACTCCAGTTTGGATGTCTAGGGGAAAAGCAGAATTGTTAGAAGAAGGTTTTGAATTTGTTGAAAGTAAAAGAGGACCTGAACCCAGTGAGGACAACGTTAAATTAAAAGCAACTAAAAAAAGAGATCAAGTTATAGGTTCAGGTAAGGCTTTTGAAGAAAGACTTAAAAAAGAAAAAACAAAAACAGGTTTTGGTAAAAAGTTTGAAACCGCTCATACAGCAAATATTTTTCAAGCTAAAAAATTAGGAATAGAATATCCTGTTGATGCTTTAGCTATTCAAGCTACTGATGTAAATCAAAAAGTGGCTGAAGTATTAAATGAAGAATTAGAACCTTTATATAAAAAACAATTAGAGCTTCGTAATAAATTAAAAAAAAATAATACATTAGCATTAAGAAAAGAATTAGAAAAAATTAATTTTAAAATATCAGAAACTGTTGCATCTGGTGGTAAGCAAGGAAATGTAGCCGCTAATGTTTTAAAACCTATTGTTGTAGATTCAAAGACATTAAAAGGTAAAATTTTAAATTTAGGTTTTCCAACTTCAGATGAAGTTTTTACTTTACCTGGAGCAACAACTAAAAATGTAGCAGCACAGAGCGATGCTGATTTAATGGCTAGAATGAATATAAAAGAAAATGTTTTATCTAAAGCAGGTAAAGCAGTAAAAACTGTAGGTAAAGTTATTAAACCTATAGGTTATGCATTTGGTGCTAACGCAGTTAAAAGTGCAATTAGTAAAGCTGATGAAATGGGAATAGAATTATCACTTGCTGATAAATTAATGGCTTTTGATTCTGGAGATGCAGAGGTGGCCATAGATAATTTTAAAAGAAGAACTATACCTGGATATTCTGAAAAACAAGCAGCTATAACTTTAGGTAAGTTTAAGGACGATTTTGAAGAAGTAGGAAAAGACACAACATTCGGGAAATACAATGACCAGATCAAGAACATCAAGCTATCCTAAGTATTGGCTCCTGCCGCCTGAATCAGGACCCACGCCTCAGGGCTTGAATATTAAATATAACAATGTTAAAACAGTTAAATTGGAGAAAATAAATGGCAGACAAAATGGACAAGGCTCTACCAAACGAGCCAAGAAAACAACTTAATGTTCCGGGACAAGAAGAGCTACAAGAAACTGTAGAACAAGAAATTGCAGTTGAAGAATCTAAAAAAGGTCCGGTTGAAATACAAGAAGAAGATGACGGATCAGTAACAGTTGACTTTGATCCAAACGCTGCATCACCAGAAGGTGGTGATGAACACTACGCAAACTTAGCAGAATTTTTAGAAGATCATGTCCTAGACGAATTAGGAAGTGATCTAACTCAAAAGTATATGGACTATAGTATGTCCAGAAAAGATTGGGAAAAAACTTATACTCAAGGTTTAGATCTTTTAGGTTTTAAATACGATATGAGAACAGAACCGTTTCAAGGAGCAAGTGGTGCAACTCACCCAGTGCTTGCTGAAGCAGTCACACAGTTTCAAGCTTTAGCTTACAAAGAATTATTACCAGCTTCTGGTCCTGTAAGAACACAGGTTGTAGGAGCGCCAAGCCCTGACAAACAACAACAGTCAGAGCGTGTAAAAGATTATATGAACTATGAGCTCATGGAAAAAATGCATGACTATGAGCCCGACTTCGATTCAATGTTGTTCTATCTTCCTCTAGCAGGATCAACATTCAAGAAAGTTTATTACGATGAACTTTCTGGTAAAGCAGTTTCGAAGTTCGTTCCGGCGGATGATTTGATTGTCCCCTATTCAGCTACCTCATTAGATGATGCGGAGGCAGTCATACACCGGATTAAAATTTCTAAAAACGAATTAAGAAAACAACAAGTTGCAGGTTTCTATTTAGATATAGAACTTGGTACACCTGGTTATCAAGAAAACGAAGTTGAGAAAAAAGAACGAGAACTAGAAGGTCAAAGAAAATCAAAAGACGATGACATCTATACTATTTTAGAATGCCACGTTAATTTAGATCTAGAAGGTTTTGAAGATCAAGATCAACAAACAGGTGAGCCATCAGGAATAAAAATTCCATACATTGTAACTGTTGAAGAAGCGACAAGAAAAGTTTTATCTATTAGAAGAAATTATGAAATTGGAGATCCGAACAAAGTTAAGATTCCATATTTTACCCACTTTAAATTTTTACCGGGTTTAGGATTCTACGGCTTCGGTCTCATCCATATGATTGGTGGTCTGTCTAGAACTGCAACTGCAGCTCTTCGTCAATTATTGGATGCGGGTACGCTCTCCAACCTACCCGCAGGATTTAAGATGCGTGGCATCAGAATTAGAGATGATGCACAATCTATTCAACCTGGTGAGTTTAGAGATGTAGATGCTCCTGGTGGTAACTTAAAAGATTCATTTATGATGTTGCCATTCAAAGAACCATCAGCAACTTTATTACAACTAATGGGTATTGTTGTACAAGCTGGTCAAAGATTTGCATCGATTGCAGATATGCAAGTCGGTGATGGTAATCAACAAGCGGCTGTTGGTACAACTGTTGCTCTTCTGGAAAGAGGATCGAGAGTTATGTCAGCAATACACAAAAGAATTTATGCTGCGCTTAAACAAGAGTTCAGATTATTAGCGCGTGTTTTCAAATTATATCTACCACCGGAATATCCGTATGATGTAGTTGGGGGTCAGAGAATGGTCAAACAACAAGACTTTGATGATCGTGTAGATATATTGCCAGTTGCGGACCCTAACATCTTTTCACAAACTCAGCGTATTTCCCTCGCGCAAACAGAGTTGCAGCTGGCAACGTCTAATCCACAAATGCATAATCTATATGAAGCATATAGAAATATGTACGATGCGTTAGGTGTAAAAAATATTGATTTACTATTAAAGAAACCAGAACAACCTGTACCATTAGATCCAAGTTTAGAAAATATAATGGCGTTGGGTGGAAAACCTTTTCAAGCTTTCCCTGGACAAGATCACAGAGCAC